AAGAAAGCGATAGCTACTTATTTGCCCTATTTAAAGGATTGTTTTCGTGAAATAAAAAACACATATAATCCAATAACATATTTAAATATTGAAAATGATGATGCAATTGCAATATTAGCAAGTAGGATATTAAATTCTATTATGATAGCAAATGATAGAGATTATTTAGCAATACCCGGAATATATTATAATATAAAAACTAATAAAACTACTGTTATACAGTATCCAGGTAAAATTGAATTAATTAAAAATAAAATACATGCAACTGGTTATTATCAAGTTTATTTTCAACTATTAAAAGGTTCACCAAAAGAAAATTATAAAGGTGTGGAAGGTATAGGTGAAAAAACAGCATTTAATATATTATTAAAATGTGGTACTGAACAAGAAATGAAACAAGTCTGTACTCAATTATTTATTGATAGGTATGGTTTAAAAGAAGGTATTAAAAAGCTCGAAGAAGGATTCAGATTGAGTTGGATCATTACACATAACGAGAGCTTAGTAACACCAAAACCAACAAAGTTTTCAAAAATAAAAATTTGAAATTAATGACAATAAATACAGACATTTCAAACCCTAATCTAACTAAATTTGCTAAATATATGTTTTTTATTGAACAGGGAATGTATTTTCCTTTAGGTTTACAAGAAGCATTTCAAAAATTAGAACCATCATTAAGTGAAACATTTGAACCAGTGAATATATACATTGATGATGAAAATTCTAAAGATTATTCAATAAGAGAAGAATTATCATCAAATAATCCATTTTATTTATATTTAATATGTTGTGATACACGTAATCCAAGATTTAAAGCACAATTAAATATAATTAGAAGTTATGATGGATTTATTGATTGTTATCAATATGAAAATAATACATCTAATAAAGCAATTATAAGATATAAAGTATTTATTAAAAGTAGAATAAGCAAAATGATTGAATCAAAATATAGTGAGATGTATCAAGAACAAGAATATCGTTCAATTACTAATAATAAAACAATACAGCAGATATATTCTCATTACAGTTATGCTGATTCAACAACATTATTTGATAAATCATTTCATATATTATTAAGAAGTGATGAATATTTAGAAAAATTAATAGATGAATTAAAATTAACTGATAGTAAAACTATTAGAGTATTATCAGAAAATGAATTTGATAGTAAATATTCTATTGATAATGAAACTATTAAATTTAAAAAAAATAAATAATAATGAATATACAAATTGATAACAATAAACATAAGCTTACATTAGGTGAATATATTAATACTGAAGAAGGAAATGGAATTATAATAGATTTTGAAGAAACAAATGAAAATGTTATTATAAATAGTAATGGTAATAAAAGTTCTATACATAAAAATAAAATAATAAATGTTGATAAATCTAAAAGTGTTAATAAATTTTTAAACTTTTTATCAGCATCTAAAAAAGAACCAGCGGAAAAAGAATTTATTAAAGATGGTCGGATTAAACCCCGATTATCTTTAATTCCACAATTAGCATTAATTGAAACAGCAAAAGTATTTACTTATGGTGCCGATAAATATGATGAATATAATTTTTCACAAGGAGCTAAAAATACAACGTATGTGGATGCATCATTAAGACATATAAATAAATATTTATGTAATAATAATATTGATGATGAAAGTAATTTATATCATTTAGCACATGCTATTTCTAATCTTATGATGGTTTTGGATAATGATTTAATTAATAAAAGTATAGAAAATAGGAATAAATGTTATGATTAATAATAAAAATAATTAAAAATGGAAAATAAAATAAATGAAACTTTAATATTTGATAATGACTCATTAGTATTTATTGATAATAAAACAAAAGGGTATAAAACATTACAAAAAATATTGGATAAAAAAAATATTAAATGGACATCAAAAATAACAATAGGTGTTACTTATATTGTATGTACTAGACATAAAACTGATAATTTTTATCAAACTAATGATATATATATTTTAAATCCACAATGGAAAAATGCACCTATCAATATTAAAGAAAAATTTCATACTGTTACAAAAAGTGAAATACTAATAGATTCTATTACGGGATATAATTCTTATAATCGTTGGTATAATAAAAAATTTAATAGAAAAGAATTTATTGGTTATACTGATTCTAATGGATTGAAAGTTGGTAAATTTATAATAGATAAATCATTTAATTCTTTTCATGGTAAAAGAATATATTCATATAATGAATTTAAAAGAGCTATAGAAAATGAAAATAGAAGTAAAATAGAAGATACTGAAGATTCAGTTATTTCTTTATTAAAATCAAAAGATAGTACTAATATTAAATTAGCCGTTGTATTAATAGAGCAATATAAAATGGATAAAAAATGGATTCCTTGGTTAAAATTAAATCAACATATTAAAGAGGTAAGATTATTGTTAAGAAAATTAGGTATTTCTTACCCTGGAACTTATAACAGAAGAAAGTGGATTAAATCTGAAATAGATTATCCTATATCAACATTAGATGTTCCAAAAGAATATAAAATGGAATTTATTAAATCTATATATGAAAATGAATAAATATAAACAAAAGTTATCTTCTGAATGGTTTAATTCAAATCAATTAATATACTTAGAAGGAAGTTTTCCTGCAAATTGTACCAAAAAACAATTAAAAAATAAACTTACTAAGTTAAAAATTAATTGGACAACAGCATTCTCAGATAAAATAACTAAAATAATTACAACAAAAAGTAAACGTACATTTAATTATAATGTTCAATATCTATTTCGTAATAAAGATAAAAAAATTATAAATTTATATACAACTATAGATTGGGAAAATTGTTATCACCCTTGTGATGTACTATTAATGATTAAAAATTTACATGCAAAAGATATGGGACAGAACTCCCGTAAAATATTAACCCTTCTTAAATCTTCAGATTCTGTTAATATAGATTTAGCTGTTACATTGATAGGTGAACATATGTTAGAATCTAGATGGGTTCCTTGGTTGTTATTTAATAAACATAATGAAAATGTTAGAAAATTACTTAAATCAAATAATATACATTTAGGTAGATGGCACGCATATAATACTGAATGGAATTTTTATGATGGATGTAAAGATTTAATAAATAGATTAAATGTACCAGAAGAGTATATAATGGAATTTATAATAGAATTTTATGAAAAAGTTAAAAATAAATATACATGGAAAAGATAAAATTTAAAAAAATACATCCTTTAGCACAAATACCCAAAAAAGCAACAGAATTAGCTGGAGGATGGGATGTAACTGTAACGGAATTAATTAAAAAGAGTCCAAATAAAATATATTGTAAATTAGGATTTGCATTAAAAATACCAAAAGGATATAGATTAAATATAGTCCCAAGATCAAGTTTTACTAAATATAATTGGGTAATGAATAATAGTCCTGGGTTGGGAGATGCCGATTATTTAGATGAATATCAAATTAGATTTACAGCGATACCTACAGGATGTTGTTCTGACAAGAAGGTTTGCGCCAGTAATGTTTTGGAAACAACATCTTCATTGACTTATGATGGTTTTCCTTATAATATTGGTGATAGAATAGGTCAAATATATTTATCTAAAATTGAAGATATTAATTTTACTGAAGTAAAAGAATTTGAAGAATTAATATCTGATAGAGTCGGAGGTTTTGGAAGCACCGGAAAATAAAATAATTAATATTATCTCATTAAATAATTATCATGAGATATTGTAAGCGAACTAAAGAAATAATACATAGTTCATATAAATCAGCAACTATTAACGAGATACAAGACATTATTAAATTAAATAGTCTTAGAAAGCGTTCTGATGCTAATTTAAAGAAGTATATTAACAGATTAATAGAAAGAGATCAAATAAGAGAATGCAGACGCAAAAAGCTAGAAGAATGGGCTTTATTAAATCCTATTAGATATAGAGCAAGAACATTAGTTCATGGAGCAAAAGCGAGGGCAAAAAAGAAAGGTATTGATTTTAATTTAACTATTGACTGGGTTGAAAAAAAATTAACTGAAGGTAAATGTGAAGTATCAGGTACTCCATTTTATATAAAACCCTATTCAGCTAAATCAATAATACCAATAAAAATACATCCTCATAGTCCTAGTTTAGATCAAATAGAACCAAGTGGAGGATATACTATGGATAATGTACAAATTGTATGTGATCAAGTTAATAAATTTAAAGGTGATAGGCATATAACATCAATGATTGTCATTGCTAAAAACCTATTAAATGAGTATGAACGTCGAAATACGCCCATTATTAAAATGAAATAATATGTAAAACGCCATTGTTTCGACCATAATATGGTAAAGTGTTATATTTGTTGAGTTAATTTAAGCATTAAAAATTAATAAAATACAATGATAACACTTTACTTTTTTAACATATAAATAATATAAAATGGCAATAATTAAAGGTATGAAAACAGCTGATGTAGGGGAAATAACACCCTACAATGAAGATATTGAAAAGTTAGCAGCCGGCATAACAGCAAGAGAAGGAAGAGCTGAAGCAACAAGAAATGCTATTGCTGATGCAAAAAATCAGATGTTATTAAAAGAAACAAGAGATAATACTGATGATATGGAATTAGCTCAACAATTAGAAAGAGGTTTTACTTCTGATGTTGATGCTATGTTAAATCAAGCAGATTATGATTATTCTACAATAAGTAAAGGTGATTTACAACGATTAGCTGGTGATTATATGGGTAAAACAGAATGGAAAGCATTAACTAATGCTAAAATACAAACTGATATCTATAATGATGAGATGCGAAAATTACAAGCTAAAGGAAAAACTCCATTTGTTCTTGGGACAGATCCAAATACAGTAAGTTTATATGATGAAAAAGGAAATATAAATCATTTAACAAATACATTTCAGGTTCAAGAGTTATATGATCATAGTAAAGCAGCTAAAGCATTATTTAATACAATAGGAAAAGAAATTCATAAAAGAGCTGGATGGGATAACAAACTTGCCGTTGGTTCTCCTGCATGGATGGCTCGTTATAGAACATGGATTTATGAGACCACCAGTAATAAAGAAAATGTTGATAAAATTATAAATAACGGTCTTACCGGATTTTTAACAGATCCTTCAGGAAAACAATATTATGATATTTTTTATCAAAAACAAACAAATGAAGGGATAGAACATGACGAAGCTGATGAATACGCAAAAGAAAAAGTTAGAGCTTTAATTAGAACATACGGTATAAGTGAATATGATAAAACAACTGTAGATACTTTTGCTTATGATAAAACAAATGTACCGGGTTCAGGTTCAGGTTCAGGTACCAAAACACCAGGTGCTGTAGATAAAGAAGAGAAGCCCGATGTAATTTCAACTACTACAACAGTTTCTTATCAAGGTGCAACTCATTCTACAGGTGAAGGTGTAGATGCTATTGATGTTTATAAAAATAATACAAGTGATACTGATTATTCACAAATATCTCGTGCTGCAGATTTTGATATTAGTCAAACTACAAATAATAATACTCTTGTAGAGGTAGTTGATGCTGTAGAGAGTCCTAATGATCCAACTGGAGAAGGATCAGGATCAGAAGGTATTATTTATAAAGCAGGAGTATTATATAAAATGGGAAGAAGCCAGGGAGCAAGTAATCCAACAGTTTTTTCAATTAAAACAATAAAAAATACTACTTCGGAAATAAGTAATATAACTGATTCTATCACGACAAAGAAAAATGAATTAAAAAAGGATCCAAATAATGAAACACTTAAACAAGAATTAAAAACATTAACTCAGAATTTATTTAATGCCAAATTACATTTAGCTAATAAAAAAAATTATAACAATTTAGATCCAACTATTTTAAAGAATTATAGTCCAAAAGACATAGCTAATGTAGCAGGAGATGATTTATTTACTAGAGAAGATATCAATGAACTATTAACTAATGATGACGATATTCTTAAAGGTGCGAGTAAGTTAAGTAGTCAAGTATATAAATCAATTATAGATACAGACCCGTCTAATCCTTGGAAATCAGGAGCTATATCAACATTTAAAACAATTCAAAATAAAGATGAATTAAATATAAATATTAATCCAATTATTCCAAAATTACAAGATAAATATGAAAGTGATTTAGAAGCTATATATATGAAAGATGTAGATGGAAATAAAATTGAAGACCCGAATGGAGATGGATATGTTTTAATAGCTACTTCTAGTAAAAATGAAGAAAAATTATTACAAGCTAAAGTATTTAAAATAAAACAAAAAATAGAACTTGCTAATAAATTTTTAATTGATCAAAACGCAGCAGTTGAAAATATTAAAAGTGTTTATAATAGAAATTTTACTAGAAATAAAAATTTAAGAACATTTTTAGACGCAGCAGCGCTACAGGCTGGTATTACAAAAGACGAGATATCAAAGGGATTACATTTAAAATTACCTGAAGTTAAAGATGAAAATGATAAATTAATTACTACATATGGTGGAAAACTTGAACATGGTGCTATTCAAGCAGAAAGAGCTTCAGGTATAAGTTGGGTACCAATTAAAGTGGCTGGGGGATACAAAAATCTATATGATGCGTTTGAATATACAAAACAATCAATTAAAAATGATTATATAGAATTTGCAAAAGCAGATAAAGCAT